TAAAGATGCATGACCAAGATCCAGAAGTTGTTAATAAAACAATTACAGAGGAGTTTGGATTTAAATATGTGGAATAAGCTTATTACGCAAATGTTAAGCTTTGCTTTATTTTTATGCACTCCTGCCTACGCGCAAGACACAGAAGAAGAACCGATGTTTACGCGCTTGGAACAAGGCGAGACAGCACCCTTCGCTGGCACCCTCTTCAACCCGTCAGCTACGGCACAACTAATTACATCACATCAATATTCGTTAACTGAATGTGATTTGTTGGTAGAATATGAAGTGGCGAAAGCACGTTCCGAAATACAATTGCAATTATCGGTGCTTCAAATAGGTTATGACTCTTTAAATGAAAAACATACACTTTTGATGGACATCAAGAATGATGAAATTAATACCTATAGAGAGATGTCACTCAAACAACCAAACAAAAATAACCATTGGTGGCTAGCAGGTGGTGCCGTTGCAGGTATCGGACTTTCTTTGGGAGTGTTTTATGCCGCAGCAGATATTGTACAATGAAAGATCCTAAGCAAGATCCAGATTACGTTGTAAAAGTTGAAAAAGCAATTGCTGACAAATATGGCATCGAGACGATACAACACCCCGCAAAAGACTGGAATCCAGAAAAAGAGCAAGAATATTTAGAGCAGGTTAAACTATTAAATAAAAAAATTAGAGATTTATCCGAAAAGGCTGAAAAAATAGAAGTTCAGGGAGTTTTGATATCAAAAAAACTACTTAATAAAGACAGCAATAGAGTTTGTCCAATTTGTCATATTTATTCTTTTGATAGTAAAGACGACATTCATATGAACAAACACGATTGTTGTTACAAATGTTATATTACATGGATTGATGGAAGAGAGAAACGTTGGGCAGCCGGATGGCGTCCCAAACAAGGAGAAAAAAAATAAATGGCAACAGTTTTAGACATCGTAAGGGGAATTTCACAGGCCGCCGCAAACGCCTATGATGGTGGTCATGATGAAAAATACTCTCTTGACGGCGAGGCAAGGAAGATCGGACTTAAAAGAGAAGAAGGCGACCCCATTACTGACTCCCGTGTGATTGACGGCTTCGGCGTAACATTCCACGGCAACCTTTTATGCATTAGTTATCAAAGCGACATTAAACTTAAAGAGGTTTATGCGGGCGATATCGAAGCAGACGTAGAAGATATGATTCAGAATGTTGCTAATTTTTTAAAGAAAGAGTACAAAAAGATTACTGGCGACTCTCTTTCACTAACTGCCGAAACCGAAGTCGATGTCCTGGTTCAAAGTACTTCAAAAGTCCGTGTATTCGTTACTGGAAAACGCCATTATAAAATTGGCAATCTTGACGGAGTTACCCCAGTCGCTGAGTCTTCCGAGGATAGACTGGATAAGTCCGTTCGTGACTTCTTGGCTCTTGGCAAGTGGCGCAGAAATAAATAGAACAATGATTAGATGTCGTTTAAGCTTACAAAAAATGAAATTTTAAAAGAGATCTTAAAAAGCGGCAAAGATCCGGTTTATTTCATTAACAGTTATGCAAGAATTGCTCACCCACTTGAGGGGCTAATTCCGTTTAAGCTTTATTCTTTTCAGGAAGATCTATTAAAGGACTTTAATAATCACCGCTTCAATGTTATTTTGAAAGCGAGACAGTTGGGAATTTCCACAACAACTGCTGCGTATGTTGCGTGGATGATGTTATTCCATCGTAATAAGAATATTCTTGTTATTGCAACCAAGTTCCAGACCGCAGGGAATCTAGTAAAAAAAGTAAAGCATATAATTAAAAATCTACCACCGTGGATGCAGATAGCAAATATTACAATTGATAACAGAGCATCGTTTGTTCTTTCCAACGGTTCAGAAATAAAAGCCTCATCTACCTCTTCTGATGCTGGTCGTTCGGAAGCCTTATCACTATTGGTCATTGACGAGGCAGCGCACGTTGAAGGGCTAGATGAACTATGGACAGGTCTCTATCCCACATTATCAACAGGTGGTCGATGTATTGCCCTTTCCACTCCTAATGGAGTCGGAAACTGGTTCCATCAAATATACACAGATTCTGACCAAGGGCAAAATGATTTTTATCCCACTGTGTTACCTTGGGATGTCCACCCTGACAGAGACATAGAATGGTTTGACAAAGAAACTAAAAATATGTCTCGCAGACAGATTGCACAAGAGTTACAGTGCAATTTTAATATGTCTGGAGAAACGGTTATCCACCCAGACGATTTAGATTGGATGGCATCAATGATCAAAGAGCCACAATATAGAACAGGATTTGATAGAAACTTCTGGATTTGGGAAAAGGCGGTAGATGGCTGCAATTATCTTCTCACCGCCGATGTTTCCCGAGGCGATGGGAAGGATAGCTCGACACTTCATGTTTTAAAACTAGAGACTATGGAGGTTGTCGCAGAGTATCAAGGCAAACCCACTCTTGATGTATATGCGGATATGCTTAATAGTATCGGACGTGAATTTAATAATGGTATGATTGTCGTTGAAAATAATTCCGTTGGATTTGCAGTATTAACAAAATTGCAAGAGTTGGGTTATAATAATATATATTTTTCTATTAAGTCAACTCATGAATATGTTGAGCAGCTACAGGGAGAAAATATGTCTAATGCTGTCGCTGGTTTTTCCACCACATCAAAAACACGTCCTTTGATTATCGCAAAAATGGAAGAATTCATTAGAAATAAACTAATTACTGTGTATTCTTCTAGAATGGTTAGTGAGTTAAAGACCTTTATTTGGCACCATGGTCGTCCCGAGGCTATGAGAAGCTATAATGATGATCTAACTATGGCTTTAGCAATTGGTTGTTGGGTACGGGATACGGCTTTTGAGGCAGGAAAACTAGATCAAGAATATAGAGATGCATTTGTGAGTTCTATGTTTGTTACATCAACAAAAATAAATAATCAGATTAAAGGACAGGAAGGGTATCGCAGTGATATGGATCTCAAAGGGAAAGAGGAACAGGCTAGAAACATACACCAAGAATTTGGTTGGCTATATAAAGGATAAGATAGATGGCAAAAAACAAAAATAATCCAAAAAATAATGAATCGGGACTTTTTAAGCAATTAACTCGTTTGCTTTCTGGTCCGCTTGTTAACTACCGAACGCAGACAAGCAGAAAGCTTCGCAGGGTGCAGTTAGACAAATTTAAGTTTCAATCAGCCGGTGGACTAGATTTTAAGAAGTCGTCTTACAATCCGTTTGAGCAGTTAAGCACGGCTGTCATGGCGAACCAGCTTCGTGCTGAACGATATCAAGATTTTGAACAAATGGAATATACGCCCGAGATCGCTTCGGGTCTTGATATATATGCAGACGAAATGACAACTTCTTCAGAGCTTCAGCCACTTTTAGGCATTAAGTGCCACAATGAAGAAATCAAAGCAGTACTGCATGAACTATATCATACTGTTTTAAATATTGATTTTAATCTTTTCGGCTGGTCCCGCACCATGTGTAAATATGGAGATTTTTTCTTGTATCTAGACATTGATGAACGGCTCGGGGTTCAGTCCATCGTTGGCTTACCCACACATGAGATTGAGCGCCTTGAAGGAGAAGATAAAGATAATCCAAAATATGTTCAATTTCAATGGAATTCTGGTGGATTAACTTTTGAAAACTGGCAGATTGCACATTTCAGAGTTTTAGGTAATGACAAATATGCTCCGTATGGTACTTCGGTCCTTGAGGCTTCAAGAAGAATCTTCCGTCAACTAATTCTTCTCGAAGATGCGATGATGGCATATCGTATTGTTCGCTCCCCTGAGCGTCGTGTGTTTTATATTGATGTTGGCAATGTTGCCCCGAACGATGTTGAACAGTATATGCAAAAAGTTATGACGCAGATGAAGCGTAACCAAGTTGTTGATGCAGATACAGGGCGCGTGGATTTACGCTATAACCCAATGAGCACTGAAGAGGATTACTTTATTCCTGTCCGTGGTGGTGTCTCCTCTAAGATTGAAACCCTACCAGGAGGGCAATATACCGGAGATATTGATGATGTCAAGTATTTAAGAGATAAATTATTTTCTGCTCTTAAAATCCCTGCATCCTATTTGTCCCGTGGCGATGGAGCAGATGAAGATAAAACGACACTTGCTCAAAAGGATGTTCGATTTGCCAGAACCATCCAAAGATTACAAAGAGCTATTGTAACAGAACTAGAAAAGATTGGCATTATTCATCTTTACACGCTTGGATATAAAGGCGCAGATCTTATTAGTTTCAAGCTGTCCCTGAGCAACCCATCTAAGATCGCAGAACTTCAAGAGCTTGAACACTGGAAGACAAAGTTTGATATTGCAGCGTCTGCTACAGAAGGCTTTTTTAGTCGGCGTTGGGTCGCGGATCATATTTTCAACTTATCCGAAGAAGAATTCCTAAGAAATCAACGAGAAATGTTTTTTGATAGACGACTGGATGCCGAACTCGAACAAGTCGCCGCAGCCATGGAAGGAGCAGCCGGCGGACTCGGAGGCGAAATGGGAGGCGGACTCGGAGGTGGACTCGGTGGAGATCTCGGTGGAGAGGAAGATCTCCTCGGCGGCGACAGCGACATAGATCTCGGCGGAGAAGAACTCGGCGGAGAAGAAGCTGGCGGCGAGGAGGACACACTTTTAGCATCCCCTGGTAAGCGCGACGACGACGATCAGAGATATCTAGGAAAAAGCGGACCCGAATCACGCAAGAGTCGAGCAAAACGTCGTGGAGTCGAGATTAATACACCCAGAACAAACAACCCTGGTGCCGTAGGCTACGAAACCTTGCATCACCTCTCGTCTATTGGTGACGAGTTCAGAAAAGGCGGCTTATACCACGAACAACAGGACAATGATGACAATTTAGAAGAAAGGCAACTATTTGAGGTAAAACACGAAATAAAGAAACTAATTACAGAACTAGATAATAGCGGACTAGGGGACACAAATGACGAAAAGAAGACATAATAAAAAAAGAAATACAGCTTTTTTATATGAAGCGTTGATACGAGAGATGACCAAAGCTGTTGTATCAAAAGACAGCAAGACTAAACAAACCATTGTTTGTATGTTAAAAGAGTTTTTTGCCCCTCAATCCATACTTTCGAAAGAATTGGTATTATATAAAACACTGTCAGAAACAGACGATCTAGATCCAGCCACCGCAGAAAAATTAGTTTATCAAGTTCGTGAAGCTCATTCATCATTAGACAAAAAAGACATCTACAAAGCCCAGAGTCATCTAATCAAAAAAATAAATACACAATTGTCTACAGGTGTATATAGCAATTTTATACCAAATTATAAAAGTGTGGCCACCTTGTCACAACTTTTTGGTTCCGATACCGAAACATATAATATTAAACAGGGTGTTATTCTGGAGCAGAAGATTATTGCGACTTTAACAAATAAAAACGAATTGGCGGCAGAGCAAGAGATGAAGCCAATCGACAATTTGATTTTTACAACATTTGTGTCCAAGTTCAATGACGCCTATTCAGAAGGATTGTTGAGCGAACAAAAAGAATTATTAAACAGATATATTCTATCTTTTTCCGACAACGGAATTGATGTAAAAATATATTTAAATGAAGAAATATCACGACTTCAAAGCGCACTGGTTTCTGCTTTAGAGGCTAAAGAAATACAATTAGATACCAATATGCAGGAATCTGTTAAATCTGTTTTATCACTGATTGAAGAATTTAAAACTAAACCAGTAGATAAGGCGCTTATAGAGAAGGTTTTGAAAATCCAAAATGTAGTCCACGAGATTGAAGCATAATGTCTATTAGAGTAATAATACCCCATATTAAAGATAAAATAGGCATTCAAGACGATATCACCCTAGAGGTGAGGAAAACACTTGGAAACCAATTGGTTGTATTCGATCATCCAGATGTTGACATTGTAATATATCCAGAAAGTAAAAAAATACTTGCTCTTGCCAAAGAAATAACAAGCGAAGAAGTATACGATACTCAAGATAGATTATTTTTGCTTTTGCGGAAAGAAGGACTTATT